CAAAGGTAATTCTTCACTAGAAACCACAATTAATAGTTCAAGAGAAAACGGAACTACATTTTACACACAAACTTTAAATTTAACTTTACCAGTTTTAGATAAAGCAACACAAGAGCAAATAAAATTATTGGCTACTGCACGTCCTCACGTTGCAATAGAAGATTATAATGGTAATTTCTTTTTAGTTGGTTTAGAACACGGAGCAGAAGTAACTGGAGGTACAGTTGTATCTGGAGCAGCAATGGCAGATTTAAGTGGATTCACTTTAACTTTAGAAGGTCAAGAAACTGACCCAGCTTACTTTGTAACATCAACTGTTATTACTGATAACGAAAGTGCAGTACAAATAGACCCTAACGCATAGGTTTTTTTAATTTTTTTTCATTTCAAAAGGGTAGTCTTAATTGATTACCCTTTTTTTTGTTTTAAATAAATAAAAATACAAACTTTTAGTATTATATATATATGAAACATTTGTTACCTACAACAAACGCACAAACTATAAAGATTATACCAAGAGTATATTCAACAAGTGTTACCATAAAATTAAGAGATGATAGTTCAAATAATGAGGTAACAATACTACCAACTGCTACAATCAATAAAAATTATGTTGAGCTTACAAATGTCTATACATTAATTGAGGGTAGATTTTATGATTTAAAAGTTTATAATGGTCAAGGCTCAATAACAGAGGCAGATATTATTTACAGAGATAAAATATTTTGTACTGCACAATCAACAAACCAATCTAACAACGAACACTATACAATAAACAAAGATGTGTACAAAGAAAAGAGTGGTAATAACGATTTTATAATACTATGAGTAAACGTATAAATAAATACAGAAAAACAACACCATCAAAAGCATCTAACTCAAAAGTTAGTTTTGTTAATCTATCTACTTACACTTCTCCAGAGATTGTAGAAACAAAGAATAAAGAATGGGTTGAGTTTGGTGCTGACAACAATTATTTTCAATTCTTAATAGATAGGGCAAACGGAAGTGCTACATCAAGTGCTTGTATTACTGGTATCTCTCAAATGATATATGGTAGAGGATTAGATGCAACAGATAGTTCAAAAAGACCAGAGCAATATGCAAGAATGTTATCTTTATTTAAAAAAGATGATGTAAGACGTTTTGCATACGATTTAAAGCTAACTGGACAATGTGCAATACAAGTAATATACTCAAAAGACAGAAAATCTATTGCTAAAGTAGAACACTTGCCAATTGAGACTTTAAGAGCAGAAAAATGTGGAGCAGAAGATAAAAAAGTACAAGCATATTATTATCATCCAGATTGGGTTAATATAAAACCAAGTGATAAACCTTTAAGAATACCAGCCTTTGGTGTTTCTGATACACCTAAACCAATTGAAATTTTATATGTTAAGCCTTATGAAGCTGGTATGTACTATTATTCTACTCCAGATTATCAAGGTGGGTTACAATATGCAGAGTTAGAAGAAGAAGTATCTAACTATCATTTAAACAATATAATGAATGGACTTGCTCCATCAATGTTAATTAACTTTAATAACGGAGTACCAGACGAAGAAAAACAAACCTTAGTTGAAAATAAAATTAAAGCTAAGTTTAGTGGAAGTAGTAATGCTGGTAAATTTATACTTGCTTTTAATGATGATAAAGAATCAGCAGCAGATATAAATCCAGTACAATTATCAGATGCACATAATCAATATCAATTTCTTTCTGAAGAATCACAAAAGAAGATAATGATTTCACACAGAATTGTATCTCCTATGTTATTAGGTATAAAAGACTCAAGTGGTTTTGGTAACAATGCAGAAGAATTAGAAACTGCAACAGTATTAATGCAAAACACAGTTATAATACCTTTTCAAGAGCTTTTAACAGATGCATTTGACAAAATACTTGCCTTTAATAATATTAGCTTAAATCTATATTTTAAGACGTTACAACCATTACAATTTGTTGATTTAGAAAATGTAAAGGATGAAGAAACAAGAGAGCAAGAAACTGGTGTTAAAATGAGTAAAGTTTTTAATGCTTTAGAGGACTTTGGAGAAGATGAAGATTTAGAAAATTGGGAATTAATTGATGAAAGAAAAGTTGATTATGATACAGAAGATGAATTAGACGAAGAATTAAACAAATTAAATAATCCTAAATTATCTTTATTGTCAAAAGTTTGGAATTTAGCAACAACTGGAACTGCTAGACCAAATGCAAAGAGTGAGCAAGATGGAGAGAATGAAGAAGGAGTACAATTTAAAGTACGTTATCAATATGCACCTTTAAGAGCAAGTAACAATAGTAGAGAGTTTTGCAAGAAAATGGTAAATGCTGCTAAGATATACAGAAAAGAAGATATACAACAAATGAGTCAAAGAGCAGTTAATGCTGGTTGGGGATTAAACGGAGCTGATACTTATGATATATGGTTGTACAAAGGTGGTGGAGATTGTCATCATTTTTGGATGAGAAAGACATATAGAGCAAAAAGTGCTAAAACAAAAGCAGATGTTGGTAATCCAAATGCTGAAGTAAGTGTAAATAAAGCTAAAAAAGAGGGTTTTAAACCAGAGGTAAATGCTAAAGAAGTTGCAAAAAGACCAACGGATATGCCAAATAACGGATTTGTAAATAAAAAGAGATAATAGATGGCAACTGCATTATTCATAAGTAGAACAGATTTAGTAAAGAATAGTATTATTTCTGGTAACACCGATACTGATTTATTTATTCAGTATGTAAGGATTTCACAAGAGATACACATACAAAACTATTTAGGAAGTAAGTTGTATGATAAAATATCAGCAGATATAATTGCAGATACTTTAACTGGTAATTATTTATCTTTAGTTACAGATTACATACAACCTATGTTGATTCATTATGCAATGGTTGATTATTTACCATTTGCAGCATATCAAGTAAAGAATGGTGGAATATTTAAACACACATCAGAAAATTCTGAAAGTGCAACAAAAGACGAAGTTGATTTTTTAGTACAAAAACAAAGAGATTTTGCAGAGTATTACACAAGAAGATTTGTAGATTACATTTGTTTTAATAGTACTTTGTTTCCAGAATATACAAGTAATACAGATTCTGATGTATATCCAGATAAAGATGTAAATTCAAGTAATTGGGTATTGTAATGGGTAGATATAAACCAAAGAAACATAATATTGTAAAGCTAAAGAAATACTTAACAAAAAAAGAAAAAGATAATGGCAAACGAAATATACGATAGTACTTGGTGGGGTAACACAATAGATACTGCATCTTCTATTGGAACATCAACTGAAATGATACAAGGACAGTTTAATATGAATGACAGACAAGAAGTTGAAGCAGTTAAGTGTTTAGCAGATTCAATACATAGAATAGGAATACAAGACATACAAAACTAAAACAAATGGCAAAACCAAATTTAGCATTAATACCAGCTGCACAAGGCTCAAAGTTGTTTTCTGTACTACCATCAAGTGGTGTAGGAGATTTCAATTTTAGCAGAAGTGGTACGGCAACAAGAATAAACTCACAAGGACTAATAGAAGAAGTAGCAAACGTACAATCAAGATTAAACTATCCAATGATTGATGGTAAAGTTGTAGGGTGTCCACATCACATTTTAGAACCAGCTAGGACAAATTTAATACAGTATTCAGAAGATTTTACAAAGAGTGTTTGGAACAATTTTTCATCAATAACGCCAATAGAAAATAGCGCAATAAGTCCAGATGGCACACAAAACGCATCTACTTTAGAATGTAATTATAATGCTGTTTTTAGATATTCATTTACTGCAAGTTCATCAACTAACTATGTAGGTTCAATATTCGTAAAAGCAAAAGAAAATAATAATTATTTTGGTATTCAAACGCTTGAAAGTGGTAATGCTTACACAAGTGTATTTGATATTCAAAGTGGCGTTTTAGTTACACAAGCATCAAATCATACATCAAGTATTAAAGATTTTGGTAATGGTTGGTTTAGATGTAGTGTGAAATTCAATAGTGGAAGTAGTACGTCGAATATTTTTGATTTTAGAGGTTCACAGACGTCAGATACTAAAGAGTTTTATGCATTCGGAGCACAAATAGAACAAGGCTCATATCCAACAAGCTATATCCCAACTAACGGAACAACAGTTACTCGTCAAGCAGAAACTGCTAATAGTTCTGGAGATGCAGCTACGTTTAATGATTCAGAAGGTGTTTTGATGGCAGAGATAAGTGCTTTGAATGATTCGCAGTCTAGCGCTGGTATTACCATTTCAGACAGCTCTTTATCAAATAGAGTTTTTATGGGTTTTGAGTCTGGGGAAATAAGAGCGTTATGTATAAATGCATTGAGTACTACAATAATAGATACTTCTGGAGTTATTCTTGAGAATTACAACAAAGTAGCGTGTGCTTATGAAGGCAATACATTTAAATTACTTGTAAATGGTTTTCAAGTTGGGGATACTGAATCATTCACTGGCTCTTTGTCTGGTATTAATGAACTTGCTTTTGACAGAGGGGATGGAGCAAATCCTTTCTACGGAAACACTAAACAACTACAATACTTTCAAACAGCATTAACAGAAAGCGAACTTTCTCAACTAACGTCTTGGACATCTTTTACAGATATGGCAGAAGGACAATTATACACAATAGAATAGATATGGCACAGAAACTTAAATTCGGTAACGGAACTTTTGCGACAAAGAAAGGCTCTACGTTAGCTTATAATGACGAGAATAATAACTATAAACCTCTACCTTTTACAACTACTAGAGATAGTATTGCAACAAGAGTTAACAAAGAAGGTTTAATAGAAGTAGTTGGTAATGATGTACCAAGAATAGATTATACAGATAGTGCAGATGGTGTTCTTTTGTTAGAGAATAGTGCTACTAATTTGATTACTTATAGTGAAGATTTTAGTGATAGTAGTTGGGATTTACTTGATTCATCAATAGAAAACAACTCTACTTTATTGACACCACAAGGTATTAGTGGGGTTCAAGAATTAAAAGAGAATAGCGATAATGATGACCATCTTATAAAATCAGATTCCACTTTTACGTTAACTGATTGTTCTTTTAGTGTTTTTGCAAAATACAAAGGAAATAATAGAAATATAAAACTTTCACTTGGAACTGGTAAATATGCTTCTTTTAATTTACAAGATGGATATGTTTTTGATATTCAATCTGATTCGACTGCTGAAATTATAAAGCTTTCTAATGGCTGGTATAGGTGTATAATTAATGGTAATATATCTGCTTCTAAACTTAATATATTTTTATTAAATGACAAAAATGAAATTTATCAAGGAGATGGAACAAGCGGTGTTTACGTATATGGAGCACAAGTAGAAGCTGGCAGTTACGCTACTTCCTACATCCCAACCAATGGCTCAGCAGTTACAAGACAAGCTGATACTGCAAGTGGTGCTGGTAATGACGTAGTGTTTAATGATAGTGAGGGAGTATTGTTTGTGGAGACGAGTGCTTTGGCTGATGATGGAACTTCAAGAGTAATAACTTTAAGCAATGGTTCAACTTCAAATAGAATTATTATTGAATATAGTTCAATTCTCAAGAGGTTAAGTTCTTATTTTGTTTTAGGTGGTTCAAATCAAGTGTTATTTCAATACAATATGAGTGATACAACAGTTAATTGTAAAATATTATTTAAATATAAATTAAACGATTTTTCTTTATGGGTAAATGGTTTTGAAGTATTGACTGACTCAAGTGGAAATATTTTTACACAAGGTACTTTAAATACTATTAATTTTGATAGAGGAGATGGTGGAGCTCCTTTCTACGGAAAAACAAAAGAAATTAGCTACTACGATGAAATTCCCACAGACGAAGAATTAGAATATATGACAAGCTACCGTACATTAAGAAGGATGGCTAAAGAATTAAACTTAAACAAATTATAAGATGAATACATTAAAATTTGGTAATGGAGAATGGTACGGAAAGAAAGATACTATCCTTGCCTATAATGATGAAAATAGTAATTACAAACCTTTACCCTTCAATTTTAGTAGAGCATCAAAGGCTACTGTTATAAATAAAGATGGTTTAATTGAAACAGTTGGTAGTGGAGAGCCAAGAGTAGATTATAAAGATGATAGTAAAGGTGCTTTAAAACTTGAGCCAACGAGGAC